ATCACAGATTAAAGTGATAGCGTTCAAAGAAAAGAACGAGTGGGACTTGGAGACAAAATACAATATCGGTAAAAAGAGAGAAGGCTAAATTGACAGAATCATTCTCACAATTCATCACTGAAGAACCAGAAGAGCAAAAGTATAAACTTCTTATTCTTTCGCATGACGACCCATTAGACCCAAATGAAACTGGGCCTATGATTCGTAAGATTGCTGGAAAGATGGGCATACAGGTATATCTTGCAGAATTTTCTGGTTCTTATATGGAAAGTGATGGGGAGAGTGAATTGGTATATTCTTTTCCTGTTGACGAAAAAGGACAGGCAGAACTTCCTACAATGAAGTCTGATGTTAAGTACGATAAACCATTTAAGATAAATCCTAAAGATACACTTGTGATGGCAAGAGGACTTGGTTCAACAACAAAACTTGGAAATCGCTCTTGGTGGGTAACTATTAATAACTTAGAAAACAAAGGTTACACTGTTATCAACTCTACAAAGTGTCACGATATTTGTGGTGACAAATGGTTTAACCAAGTAGTCTTTCAAAGAGAAGAATTCAACACACCGAATACAGTTCTTGTTAGACACGCTGAGGGAGCTGCAGATGCAGCAGAGAAACTTGGAAACAAGTTCCCTATGATTTTAAAAACCTCTACAGGTTCTAGGGGTGTTGGTGTTATGTGGATTGAGAGTTTAAAATCTCTCCATAGCATTATCCAATTACTATATAGAGAAGATGAGTATGTAGATATTATTCTACAAGAATACATTAAAACAGATTATGATGTAAGAGTTATCGTTGTTGCTGGACAAATTTTGGGTGCAATGAAACGCCCTGTTATCAGTGATGACTTTAGAAGTAATGTATCCCAAGGTTCTGAACCAGAGGTACATGAGTTGACTGAATTGGAAAGAAGTGAATCTATTCGGGCAGCGAAAGCAGTAGACGGTATGATGGTCGGAGTAGACTTTATTCCATCTAAAAATCGAGATAAAGATAGACCTTTTTTGATTGAGGTGAATTCTACGCCTGGGCTTATGGGTGTTGAAGCAGTATTTAATAATGCAGCATCAAAACCATTAATTAAAGACCAGAAGAGAAGTATCACAAAAGAAATATTGTCTATGTTTATGAACAGAAGCAACTGGTGAAAGGAAAACCAATGACACTACTTGAAGCAATTAAGAAGCACAATGAAGGTAAGATTGCACTACATAAAGCAAATGTTGCTATCTACCTAAAGAATCCTGCTGGTATCGGAGAACATTCTGATATTGCAGAGGCAGTAGAATCAGAACTAACGAAGATTGCTCACTCACAGGATATTATCGACATGGTTGATAAACATTTCTCAACTGAGGAACAATTACCACTTTTCTCTTGACATTCTGCCTTAAATCGTATATAATGAAACTCTTTGATAAGGAAATATGTCTGTATGAAATTCTATACCCACGTTGCTCAATGGGGCAACCAACTTCTTGTAAGAGGTTATAAAGATGGTGTTCGTTCTAACTACAAGGTTAAGTACGAACCCACTCTCTATGTACCTGTAAAGAAGGAAACAGGTTTTACAACATTGGATGGCAAGAATGTCAATCCAATGAAATTCCTTACCATTAAGGAAGCAAAAGAATTTGTAGAACTATATCAGAGTCAACCGCACCTTGTGTTCGGTATGACTCAATTCCCCTACACCTACATTGCCGAACAGTATCCTAAACAGATTCAATTTGATTCTGAGAAGATGCGTATCGTTACTATTGATATTGAGGTTGAATGTGAGAATGGTTTCCCACATGCAGACCAAGCAGCAGAACCTATGCTGTCAATCACTATCAAAAACCATGATACTGGCAAGATTAAGGTATGGGGTTTACACGACTTTAAAAACACCAGAGATGATGTTCAATACATCCAATGTGCAACAGAACGTGAATTACTTGCACAGTTTCTTTCATGGTGGGAATCTGATCACCCAGATATTATTACTGGTTGGAATACAGAATTCTTTGATATCCCTTATATCTGCAACCGTATAAAATCCCAGATGGGTGAGGATGCAATGAAGCGTCTATCTCCTTGGGGTGTTGTTGATGCTCGCATGGTAGGTAGTGGATTTGGTAAGAAGTCTCAAGTATACAATATCCTTGGTGTAGAGAATATTGATTATCTATTACTATATCGTAAATTCACTTACACCAATCAAGAATCATATCGTCTTGACCATATTGCATTTGTCGAACTAGGACAGCGTAAGGATGAAAATCCTTTCGATACTTTTCGTGATTGGTATACTAAGGACTATCAGTCTTTTATTGAATACAACATCATGGACGTTGAATTAGTAGACAGGCTTGATGAGAAGATGAAACTTATTGACTTGATTCTGACTATGACGTATGAGGCAAAGGTAAATGTATCTGACTCCTTTACGTCTGTTAAGTATTGGGATGTACTAATCTACAACCATCTACTTAAAAGTAATATTATCATTCCTCAGAAACTTGGACACAAAACCAAGGGTGAGAAGTATATCGGTGCATACGTCAAAGACCCACAAGTTGGACAGCACAAGTGGGTAATGTCTTTTGACTTGAACTCACTGTATCCTCACTTGATTATGCAATATAATATTTCACCAGAGACTTTGTTACCAAAACAACTTAATCTTGGTGACACTGCTGTTGATGATTTGATTGCACAAAAGTTTAATATCAAAGATATGTTTCCACCAAATGTAACGATGACACCTAATGGTGCTTTGTTCAGTAAAGACAAACTAGGTTTCTTGCCTGAGATGATGCAAGAAATGTATAATGACCGTACCATCTATAAGAAAAAGATGTTGATTGCCAAACAGAAATATGAAGATACCAAAGATGCTAAATACTTAAAGGACGTATCTAAGTTTCAGAATATTCAGATGGCTCGTAAGATTTCATTGAACTCTGCTTATGGTGCGATTGGAAACGAATGGTTTAGGTATTTTGATTTGAGAATTGCAGAAGGTATTACTACTTCTGGACAACTCTCAATTCGTTGGATTGAGAAGTCTATTAACATGTATCTAAACAAACTGCTAAAAACAGATGGGGAAGACTATGTTATTGCATCGGATACAGACTCAGTATATATTACTTTTGATAAACTTGTTAGTACTGTGCTTAAGAAAAAAGAAGAAGAATCAGATGATTCATATCGAGGGCGGGCCGTGGATTTCCTCGACTCAGTGGCTCAGCAAAAACTTGAACCTTTTATTAATAAGAGTTATCAGGCGCTTGCTTCTTATGTGAATGCATATGAACAGAAGATGGAAATGGGGCGTGAGGCAATTGCCGATAAGGGTATTTGGACTGCAAAGAAACGGTATATCTTAAACGTATGGGATATGGAAGGTGTACGTTACCAATCACCCCAACTCAAGATCATGGGCATTGAAGCAGTAAAATCAAGTACTCCTGCTCCATGTCGTGACAAGATTAAAGAATGTCTAAAGATTATCATGTCTGGTACAGAGAAAGATGTAAACGACTTTATTCAAGGATTTCGTGAAGAGTTTATGAAGTTACCAGCAGAAGAGATTGCATTCCCTCGCTCTGTTAATGGATTGAAGAAGTGGAGTAGTAGTTCTGGTATCTTCAGTAAGGGAGTTCCTATGCACTGTAAGGGTTCACTGTTGTACAACCATTACACCAAACAGAGCAAACTTACTAACAAGTATCCTCTCATACAAGAAGGTGATAAAATCAAGTTCTTAAATTTGAGACAACCCAACAGAATGTCATCTAATGTGATTTCATTCATTACAAAGTTGCCAAAAGAACTTAATATTCACAGTATGATTGACTATGATTTGCAGTATGAGAAATCTTTTGTTGAACCATTGACGTTCATTATGAACCAAATTGGTTGGAACATTGACCGTTCTTATGGGACACAAACAACATTAGAAGATTTTTTTGGATAAATGCCTTGACATTTGTTGGCAAAACAAGTATACTTAGTATATAATAATGAAAGAGGAAGTGAATGAAATACTTTAGATATAATTTGGATGAACTAAAACAGTCATCTGATAGAAAACTTTTTAACTATATCTCGTTTTTCGCAGGCGGTGGTGGTTCATCATGTGGTTATAAACTAGCCGGTGGTGATTGTAAATTTGTCAATGAGTTTCAACAGGTTGCAGTAGATACATATCTTGCGAACTGGCCTGAGACTCCAGCACATATCTGTGGTGACATTAAAAATGTTACTGGCGCAAAGATTATGGAGATGACAGGACTAAAGGAAGGTGAACTTGATATACTTGATGGTTCGCCTCCCTGTCCACCATTCTCTATGTCTGGTACAAAGAAAGCAGGGTGGGGTAAAGAAAAGACTGCCTATGGAATGAAACAAAAGAACATTGAAGATTTGACATGGGAACAGATTCGTATTGCTGGTGAAATGAAACCAAAGGTAATCATCTGTGAAAACGTCAAAGGACTTACAATGGAGTATGCCAGAGAACACTTAGTGCGAATGGTAAATGACTTTGAGGCATTAGGTTATACAACAGTTTACAAAGTTCTAAAAGGACACAATCATGGTGTTCCTCAGAAACGAGAAAGAGTGTTCATTGTTTCAATAAGAAATGATGTATTGGATAAAATCGGTGTACCATTCATGGCACTTGGTAGTTTGATTTTTCCAGAACCAGAAGAACATGTTACCACTATTAAAGATGCAATTTGGGATATCCAACAGAACAATGCAAATGCTGTAGAAGCAATTGAACTTGTTGCCTCGATGACCAAGAGCGCTAAATATAAGTGGATGAAGAGATTACCAAAGAATCCAGACAAAGTGGTTTCTGTTGGTGATGATGTAGTTGGGCCGTGGTATGATAAAGTTATTGCACATAGAATCAAATGGGGTAAGACTGTACCAGAAAGAAAGAGTTCGTTCTTTCAATCTCGTAGAGTTCCTTGGAATCAAGCATCTCATACACTTTCTGAACAAGGACTACAAACAAGTCTTGCTGTTCACTTGCACCCTGTAGAAGATAGGGTATACACAACAAGGGAAGCATCAAGACTAATGACTTTACCAGAGGATTATAAATTCACTGGAACACTTAATGAAAAACTAGCAAGAATCGGTTTAATGGTTGCACCTCTACAAATGAAGTATCTCGCAGATAAGATTTACGAAAACATCCTTAAACCCTATAAGGAGACAGAACAATGAAGAAAACAATAGTTGAAACAGACTTAGGACAAAAAGAAACGTATGAAAAATGGAACGGTAAGTTCCTAGATGAGTCTGCATACCATACAGTAATTAAGGTTACTGATGAAGACATGGGAGTAATGAAACCAATCCTTTCGCTGGATGGTTCAGACGTTCCTCTTGCATATGTTATTACAAATGCATTTCCTCAACAAAGTAAGATTAGGGATATTCTAACAACAATTGAAGACACATCTACAATGCGGGCAAACTGTTCAGGCCCCATCGACAAAGAAGATATGTTGGCAAAAGGATTAGTTGAAGGTGAGGACTATAAACTCAGAACACCTAATTCATATCATACTCGTACAAAGTCTGGTGGTTGGGGTATGATTGCATACTCAAACGAAATCCATTCTGTTATGATTGGACACAAACGTGGTAGGTTCACTGGTGGTATTGATGTTTCTGGTTGGTGTAAAGACAACAAAGATAAGTGGGAAGCACTACAAGAAATCACTGAACATAATGAAACTGCATTTGCAAAGGCAAACAATGACATCTACAGAAGTCAAAAATCTTTTGCAGAAAACAACATTCGTCCAGAACATCGTATTGGTGAAGGTATCTTTACTACACTATCTGCGAATAGATATTCTGCATATCAGTCTGCAAAGATGGCTGCACATGTAGACAGTGGTGACACTGATGCTGGTATGACTAGTATGTGTGTATTCAGAGAAGGTGACTATGATGGTGCATATCTTTGTTTCCCTCGTTATGGGATTGCAATTGATGCTCCAGATAATAGTGTTGTGATTGCAGACAGTCAAGAAGTACACGGTGTTACACCTATCTCTGGTAAGGGACAACGGTTTAGTTGTGTTGCATATTGCGACCGGCGTTTGGCAACAGTTGGTGTCTACGGTAAACAAGAGAAGTTGATTGGAAAGTACGCTGCAAAGACATCTGGAAATTTAAATGA